GACCCTGACATACCCTTCATCATATAAATACTTCTTAACTATAGATGGCGAAGTAGAAAGAAGAAGTAATAGTTGGGAAACAATAGAAGAATTATATGTTAGTAAGTGTGAAGATAAACATACCACTAGTAATGGTAGAGTAATTATTGGTAAGCATAAACTAGTAAACCATGTAATAACAAAATTATGAATAATACAATAATAAAATTAAAAAATGGAGACTTTGAAGTTGTTAGCACGAGTTATAATATTAATGTTTACTACACTTATGTTAAGTAGTTGTTCTAATGGATGGTCAATTGGAAACTTTGAATTAAGTCCAGAAGACTCTATGTATACATTTGTTGAAGTAGTAGATCAAGATTCTACATCTCATTTTTTTTCAGATCATGTTAGATTTGATAAAGATATGTGGTGCTTTACTCATAATCAATGGGAAATAGTAAGGAAGAAATGAGTGAAGAAGTCAAAACTGCTAGAAGTTATAGAGGTGGTATTGTGGATGACAATGCTGTTGTCAGTATTAACCTTAAGTGGTTTGGACAAATTCTTATCCTTGTTGGTACTCTCGTCTATGGTTACTATAGGATTGAGACTAGACTGGGAACACTTGAAACTAATTTTGCTGATGCAGATAAACGCATTGGGAATTTACTTAGTAAACATATCTTGGAAGAAAGGATTGAGCGAGAAGAGTTGGCAGAAAAAGTAAAGTTTTATGAAAAAGAAATAAACCTCAATCCAATGAGTTGGGGTAAAAAAAAGCGGAGTAAATAATGGATTTTATGGCAGTGTATGGGGAAGCAGGAATGATAGGCGTAGTAGGTATTATGTTTATGTACCTTGTTATATCTTTGTCAAAACAATCAACAGCTCAGCAAGAATCATTAAAAAATTTAGAAATAGAAAATAAAGGTCAATCTGAAAGTATTAACAACATGGAAGGAATGATAATCAAATTAATTAGTAGGTGGAATGAATCAGACGCTGTTAGAGATAGAAGATATGAGCAGATGATGGAAGCTGTATCTGATTTAGAAAAACAACTCTCGAGGATGGATGGCATAATGTCAAGAATGAATGGGAATGGTGGTAGATAATGAAATTAGCAGACATATATAATCATCATCAAAGTAAACAGGAAGAGAAAAAAATTGTTGTAGAGATGCCTGTAGTAAACTCTTTAATTAAACATTTAGATTTGCTATATTCTATTGTTATTAATAATCAAATGAAACAACAATACAAAGATGAAAATAAAGAAATATCTTGGTTTAATAACGGCCAAGGTTCAAAAGATCAATCGGATAGTGTAAACTAATGGATAGTTTAAAAGTTTCTCTTGGAAGTGTTGGAAGTGGGGCAATGTTATTTATGGACTTACTTCCATATGTATTGGGTATTATAATTGGAATAATGAATATTATATATTTATATTATAAAATTAAAAAAACAAAGGAGTCGTAATGGACATTAAATCAATGTTAGTAAAATTAGCAGAAGAACAAGCTGATAAAATGCAAGACCAAGCAGTTGGGCATATTGCTTCAGATGATTTTTCAGATAAACTTGCAGAACTTTTAAATGATAAAATAAACATACCTTTTGTTAGTGAAGAAAAAGAAGGTAAGATGTTTAAGGAACTAGTAGAAGTAATTCAATCGTTAGTAGTTGGAATGATTAAAGGCAAATAAAATGGCTAATAAAAAAGAAATTAAAGTAGGCGATAAAAAAGTAGTTTTAAATTCTAAATCAAAAAGTTCTAATTCAGATAAACATATTAAATTTCTTTATTCAGAAATAACTGATTTAAGAAGTAAGTTGGAAAAAGTATTAGTAAGGATGGGATTGTAAAATGTCTAAAGGTAAAATGCCAGCAAAAAATAAAAAGAATTTTCGCTCTACTAAATCTGGAGCGGGAATGACATCCGCTGGTGTTAGTGCTTACAGAAGAATGAATCCGGGTTCTAAATTAAAAACAGCAGTAACTGGTAAGGTAAAACCGGGAAGTAAATCTGCTAAAAGAAGAAAATCCTATTGTAGTAGATCAGAGGGTCAAATGAGAATGCATGGAATAAGTTGCTCAAAGACACCTAAAAAAAGAATCTGCGCAGCTAGGAGAAGGTGGAAATGTTAAATGTCTAAAAAAGATGCTTGTTATCATAAAGTAAAAGCTAGATATAAAGTCTGGCCATCAGCATATGCTTCAGGGGCATTAGTTAAATGTCGTAAAGTTGGAGCTGCTAATTGGGGTAACTCAAAGAAAAAAGGAAAACAAAAATGAAAAACAGACCAAAAGGTCATAGAATGAAAAAATTTGATAAAGGGAAAAAAGCCATTCCAAGATCTATGAAACAAGGAGTTATGAAAAAAGTTGCAAAAAAAGCAGGTAAATCTCTTTTAAAAAAAGCTATACCTCCAATTGGAGCAGTTTTAACTGCAGCTGAAATTGCAAAGGGAGCTGTAAAAGTTGGTAAAACAATAAAAGCTAAATCTGCTTGTAATAAAAAAGGTGGAGTTTATAAAAAAGGATTTTGTATTACTGGTGTAAAAAAGAAATAATGGCAAAAGAAGGATTAAAAAAATGGTTTTCTCGCAATCAAGGTAAAGGTTGGATAGATTGCAAAACAGGAAAACCTTGTGGTAGACGTAAAGGCGAAAAACGAAAAGGATACCCAGCTTGTAGACCTACAATGGCTCAATGTACTTCTGCAATGAAAAAGAAAACGAGCACTAAAAGAATTAGTTGGAAATAATGGCTGACGTATTTGGATTATCTGATGTATCATCTCCAGACACAGGTAGAGGAAAAGTTCTTAAAACTGGAGGAACAAGAAGGAAATATAATATGAAAAAATCAAAAGGTAGTGCATCAGAAAGATTAATAAAGTGCATGGAAAAAGCTAAAACAAATGGCGATAGAAAACAATGTAAGGTTATGCATTCTATTAGAAGTAAAACAACAAAACAACAAGGTTTAAAATCAAAAGATAGTATCTTAGACAGAACACAAAAAAGAAAAAAGGGGTAAATTATGCCGGGTAAAATAAAATGTAGTGTAGATTGGAAAAAGTTAGGATATAAGAGTATGCAAGATTGCATGAGTTATGGTTCTAAGAAAATGGGCAAGGAAATGAAGAAAGGTGGATCTATGCCATCTAGAATAAAGACTAGAAAGCAAAGAAGGATGAAATCTTCTTACTAATGTCTAAAAGAATTAAAGTAGATTTATTTGGTAACGATAAAGGATTAGGCGACACAGTTGGTAAAATTATACAAACTGTTAGTCGTGGTAAAATAAAGGAGTGTGGAGGATGCAAAAAAAGGAAAGGTATATTGAACAGGCTCGTCCCTTATCGGAACAATACCAAGAAGACCTACGAATAGACAATAACTTTGAAAGACTAGAAAGCAAAGAAGGTGGTTTAAGATTAGATGTCTTTGACCATGATTCTAATTCTGAAATAGATTTTTCTGAATCCGATTGCAGTTTATGTGAATTACCAGAAAATGCTCAACAATATATTATAGAAGATATAGAGTACGAAGAATCAAATGCCTAAACAAACCTTTAAGATAGAAGGGTTTCATGGTGGACTAAATACAAATGCAGACCCTAGAGACATTTCTGAAATTCAGTCCCCCGATATAAAAGATGTTAAAATAAAAAATATTGGGAAAATTGAACTTCTTGGTGGAGTATCAACTGCTTCAACGTCTAATACAATATCATTATTAAATAACAAAGGTTTATTTGTTATGGATTCTGATAATAAAATCAGCGATAATTCTTCATCTAACGAATCTTTAATTTTTGTTTATGATGATGGAGGAAATAGTTTTGATGTAAAAGATAGTGGGGCATGGAATACAGCAGAAATATCTTTAGACACAAGCAATCCTGTATTTTATTCTTCAGATGGAGTATTAAGAATTGGAGATGGAGATCTTATTGTTTCTGGGGCTTGGTATGGATATGTAAATAGAACTTTATTTAAAAGTTTAAATTCCTCTTCTGGGCTTATTAACAATTTTATTTCTGAAAATCAATCTATACAAAAACCTTCATCTGGAAAATGTTTAATATCTGATCCTGAAGTTGGATCTGATGGAGATACAATAAATTCGTCTAATTCTGAGTATGATGGGAATATAGCAGATGGAAGTGGGACAAGAGAACCTATTGTTCATTCGTCCGTTAATCTAAGAGTAGGGATTCAACATAATGAAGTATTTGAAAACGATGTAACTGCTTGGTCTAGAAACTCATCGTCTCCTTTCAATTGTTCATTGTCTGAACCTGCTGAATCAACTATATATCCAGTTTTAGGAAACAATGTTATTTTAGCAACTGGTGATTCTAATAAAACCCAACATATTATTACATTAAATCATAATGATAGTGGAACTGAATTAATAACAGAATTAGGAAATGATGAATCTTTTATTTTTTGCGTTTATATTTCTTCTTCAGAATTAGAAGAATTAGACTTTATTTCATTAAACGCTAGTGACAATTCTAGTAATAATGCTCTTTGGAAATTTTATTCTTCCGATTTAATAAGTAATTCTTGGAATATTCTTGTTGCAAATAGATCTAACTTCTCTACATCTGATCTTGATTTTGAAGAATCTATTAAAAATTTTTCTTTAACTGCGCAACAAAAATCGGGAGGTTCTTATGGAACGGGAAATTCTAGTACAGATGCTCCAGACGTTTATTGGTCAACTCCTATCAAAGCAAAAAATCCGGGATTAGAAGGTTTCCCTTCTGGGGAATATGAATTTCATTATACTTATTTATACGATGAAGAAAAACAAGAATCCTTACCTTTTAAATTTGATGATGTAGATAGTGGAGCATTTGAATTTAATAAAATTAATATAGTAGGTGGATCTGTTCTTTTTAATTTTGATATATATACACTTCCTTTCAATAATGATAATAGCACTTATTCACTTTCTAAAAGAATAATTGGGTCTAGAATATATTATACAACAAAAGAAAACGATAACTATTTTTTAATAGGAGAAATAGATTTTATAGATAAAGGATTTAAGTGGTTTCCTGAATCAGATACTATTGATTATGATATGATTAATAGTAATCATAGTTCAGGTATATTATCAAAAGCTAATTTAATAAAAAATATAACTCCTGATTCTGCTAACATAGTAGATACATTTAAAAATATAAATGGTTTTAATACTCAAGTAAAAAGTTTAGAATGTAAATATAAAACAGCTGTTGTTCATGGTAGAAGATGTTATGTAGGTAATATTAAAAAAGATTCAAAACTTCATTCAGATAGGATGATAAAAAGTAGAGTTAATAAATTTGATACATTTCCTAGCGAAATGGGAGTTGTTGATGTTGCAATAAGAGATGGAGAAAGCATAGTTAAACTAGAAGCTTTTGCAGATAGAATATTACAATTTAAACAAAAAAGTTTATACATAATTAACGTAGCAGAAAATATAGATTTTTTAGAAGATGTATACAGGAACAAAGGATGTGAGTTTGATTATCATGTTACTAAAACCGATTATGGGATTACTTGGTTTAACAAATTTGGTGTTTATTTATTCAATGGTAAATCTGTAGTTAATTTATTAGAAAGAGATAATATTAAATTAATTAATGAATCTGATTGGGAGGCATTTATTACAGATGGCGAAGATGGATCTGCTGATGATACAGATATGTCTTCTGCTCATATAGCTTATATACCAAAAAGAAGACAAATATTAATTAAAAATGAGAATACAGATATTCTAATATATGATTTATTACTAAGAGCTTGGACAAAAGGTATAGGTAAAATAACAATATCAGATTCAAAAATGACTAATTTTGCTCTTGATTCCGATCAAGATTTATTTTATATAACTAATAATGATTCTACAATAGCAACTTTTAATCCAAATTCAAAAACTTCAAATAATTTTGTTTACACAACAAAAGATATTGATTTTGGACAACCTTCAGTTCGTAAGAAAATACATAAAGTTTATATTACATATAAAAGTAGTGGAACTACTAATGTTTTAGTAAAATACGATACAAATGGACACACAGATTTTGATTTACTTTTTACTGATGGTACAAATTTTGCAAGTAATGAATTAGTTTATGATAGTGGGAATGCTAATAAATGGATAACAGCCGAATTAAAACCTAAAACTTCTTCCCAAGCAAACAATATAAATTCTTTTTCATTGCAACTTACAACAGATGCATCTGTTCCTTCTACATTTCAAATAAATGATATAACAATAGTTTATAGAATTAAAAATGTTAAATAGAGAACAAAGAAAACTTTTACATCATAAATCTAAACAACCCACATTAGGTAGAGGTAAGCCTGATGAAGGTGAAGGATTTGAAGGTGATATAGCATATAGAAAAATAGAAGGGTCTGGAACTGTTCAATATATTAAACAAGATGGATCTTGGGTTGCAATGTCTTCTTCAGGTACTATGCCTCCTAAAAGAAGTATAATTAAAAAATCTGAAGAAAGTTCTTCTATTGGTATACATTCATCTTTATCTGGATTATTATCTGACGATCATTCTCAATATCTTTTAATAGATGGAACTAGATCAATGACTGGTGATTTAAATATGGGCAGTCAAAACATAGGATCAATAACAGACTTAGATGTTGATGGACATACTACTTTAGATAGAGTAAGTATTAATACTACTGATGGGGTTTTTTTTGTAACTGGATCTAATGATGTTGATTTTCGCACAACTGGATCCGGTCAATATAAATTATTAATAGCTGGGACTTGCGATTGGAATACGTCAGTTACAGATTGGGATAATTCAGGTGCATTTGATTTAACATCAGTAGGAGATATAACTATTGAAACATCTGGAGCAGATACAGATAAAACAATATTAATAAAAAATACAAATAATGATACATCTACATTTAATGGCATACATTTAAAAGTAGACTCTCAAGGGACATCATCTTCTCAAAATAATATATTAATTGAATGCGATAATAGAGCATCTAAAGGTGGGGGGACTGGAATAGATATTAGAAGTGAAGATGGTATTTTAATTAGAACAGAAGATCCAAATGTAGGATCTGGCTCAAATGTACAAATAAGAGCAACTTCATCTATTGATTTAGGTGGAGGAACTAATTCTATTTCTCAAACTATTGGAGTTCCTGAAAGAGTAAAAATACATGGAGTATTTGAAACTTCTACTTTATATAGACCTGCTACTGATAAAGTAATAACTACAGATATAGGAACAAATACAGATGGATCTTCTACAAAAGAGCATGTAAGATTTGAAGCTATAGATACTTATAATTTAGTAAGGGCAATGACTCATAAAGCTTCTGGTACAATTACAAATGGAAGTACATTGACAATTGTAGATAGTGATAATGATGATAATCAAATAGGAACAGTTTGGAAAGTTACTATTTATTGGCATAATGGTAGCAATAATCCAAATTTACAAATATGGTATTGTTTTTTAGGAACAACAAGCAGTGATACTTATTATATTGAACATAAAGAAGTGGAAAGTTTAGATAGTGGTGGAGGTTCTGGTACTTTAACTTGGACATCTAGCTCTGGTATTGTATGGACAAATAATAGTGGAAGCGATGCAATAACTAGAGCATCTGCATTAAAAATACAAAGTGCAAGTGATTTTTAAATGTTGTATAATAACAACAGCAATCTTAAATTAAATAGTAAAAGTATATAATTTTTATGGCCACATCAAAAAAAATAAAATCAGCAATTAGATCTAAGGGATCGTCTCAAAGAGAGTTTTCAAAAAATTTAGCTGATGTTAGAAGCAGTTTACAGGAATCTGATTTTTCAAATAAATTATTTGATTTAAAATCAAAAGAAAGAGCATCAAAATACGATCTTGCCTATTCTGCTATAGATTTAGGAAGTACATTAGCTTCTAGTTTAGAGCAAAGAAGTGAATTAAAATCCAATATAAAAGAATTTGAAGGGTCATTAAAAGATACTCAAGAAATGAGAATTGAAAAAAAGCCTTCTTTAATTGACGTATTTAAAAAGAAAGGTTCTTTATCTAGTTATTTACAAGGAGACCAATACTATTTAGGAGATAAAAGCTTAGGAAGTAAATATGATGTAGCTGCTTTAGGAAGTGAGATAAAGTCTAAAAGAGAAGCTTCTTTATTAATGTCTAACTCTATTACTAATGATACTTTAATTAAAGATTTAAATTTAGAAGAACCTAAAAATAAAACTACTAGTGACTTAGAAACTGATATACCTCAAAAAACTAAATATAAAGATGGAAAAGAATTTCTTAAAGAGTATCCAAAAACAAGTAATGCAATTAAAGAAATGTTAGATCCTACCCCTTATATTAATCCTGATTCAAACCCTTCTTTGGATAATTTTTTAGATGAAAATAAAATGTTTGAAAATCAAGATTTTAAAGAATATGAATTAATAAATAACCCTAATAAAAATAATATGAACTATGTTATTCAACAAACTGGTTTAGCAAAAAAAGGTTAACATGAATAAAAAATTAGCTAAACAAGGAAGATTTGGAGATACTAAAATAGCAAAAACTTCTAAAGGAAGTTTATGGCATGTTAGTAAAGAAGAAAAAAAATTAATAGACGATTATGGAATACTAGGAGAACAGATAGTAGATATGGTTGGATCAGGAACTATTAATCCTAAAACTGGATTAGAGGAAAAGTTCCCACCATTAATGGCTGCTTTAGCTGTTGCTAGTTTCGCTACTGGTACTGCTCAATCTTATGGAAATACAAGAGCTGCTAGAGAACAAGGAAAAACTCAAATGGGGTTTTTAGATGATTCTTTAAGTTCGTTAGGCAAAGCTGAACAAGCTTTAAAAGATTCATTAGGTAGTAGTTTATCTTTACCTACATTAGAATCTGAAAGAGTTGTTGGTTCTATTGGAGAGCAAGGTGCTAAGACATTAGGACAGATAAGATCTAAACAAGAAAATATATCAGGTGCATCTGGTTTTGCTAATATTAGTATGAGTACCGATATGAAAAAAGAAGCTAGGAAAATGTATCAAGAAAAAATAGAAGAAGTTGATATTTCTTTAAGTAAAAACTTAAGTGATATTTTATCTGGATACGAACAACAAAAATTTGAAATGGACTCACAAAGACAACAATTAGAGCAACAAAAGAAGCTCGCTGAACAACAATCAAAAACTAAATATTTTGGGATATTCGGATAATGTCTAAAGCCTTAGATTCATTAAATAGTATATTAAGATATTCACAAGCAAGAGAACAACAAAAGATCGATAGGTCTTTAAGCTTATTGGATATGGGAAATAGATTGCAACAGCAAAAATATGCTAGAGAAGAACAAATACAAAGAATGAGCATTGCGAAAGAAGCTGCTAGAGATGCAAATGAATCAAGAGATCTTCAAAGAGAACTTACATTTGATCCAGAAAGAATAAAAAGAAAAGATGATATAGCAAAAACAAGTTTAGAAATTAATAAAATAGCTTTAGAAAATGCAAAGAATAAGCAAACAGACGAAGAAACAGATAAAGTATTCTTAGCATTAGATAAAATGCAAATAAAAGAACAACAACAGCAAATGAAAGAAGTAGTATCTGCTAAAATAATACCTTCAGGTGTTATAAATTATTTAAATAATAAATATGATGAAGATGTAACAGATATAAATAGTGCAATAAAAGATTTTGTTAAAAAAAGAGATGATAAAACTGAAATAGAAAATTTTATTAAACAACCAAATAGCACAGAATTAATAAATTCATTAATATACGATATAAAAACTTCTACTATTGGTGAACCAAAATATTCTAAAACTTTAAAAAGTTTAACTAATTTACCTAATAATTATTTTAATTACGATATAACAAAAAAAACTAATTATTTTAAGATAAAGCCTAAAATTGATAAAACTATATCTAATATAGAATTTTATGACCAACAAGAAAACATGATAGACCTTAATCAAGCGATTCAAAGAAATGTTGAGAAGGACTTAAATAAAAAATTACAATCAACTCTTGATTTTATTCAAGATAATGTAGAAGGCGTTGATGAATATATTTCTAGAGAAACACTTGAATTAATGTTGGGAATGTTAAATCCTGAAACTGGGAAAAATTACACAAAAGAAGAATTAGGATTATAAAATATGCCAATAAGTGAATCTATTAGGAAAGTAGCTTTAGAGTTAGAAAGACAAAAAGGGGAAAATTTAAATAACCCAACTCAATCTTTAAATGTATATCAAATAAATCAAACTAATAATCAAGAACAACTTACTGATAAACAAAAATTTGATTTACAAAGAAAAAAACAACAAGAAGAATTAAAATCTTTACAAGAATCTTCTTCCCCTTCTCAAACTAATCCAGATCAAAATCTTGGAGTTCTTAAAAACTTAGGCCAATCTTTATATAAAAGTACAGCTGCTGGTGCATACGAATTTGGAGAATCATTTGGATTTGGAGTTCCCGGATTAGCTGAAGCTAGTTTAAAAAGATTTGGAGATGTTGATTTAGGAATACAAGAA